ATACCGCCTTCAGCGAACGGTCTTATCCCAAACAACGGTAGAATTTTGCTTAAGATCTTCCAACCCGCGGCCTTGTTGTCGAGTGGAATAATCGCTTCAGCGCCTGCCTCGCCCACCATTCCCAAAACAGGACGCGTGACCACACCGCCTTCCGCATACCGAATTGGAGTGCCTAGTGCCCCGCCGATTGAACGACCGCTCACCGCACGTGATATCGCGGACGCTGCTGATATCGCTGCACTGACAACTTTACTGGCGAAATAATCCGCAGCAGTTGCAATTTTCACACCAATGTCTGGAATCGACGCGATTCTACTGTATATAGTATTTGCGCCAGTCACAAGCGCGCTCTGAGCTGCCTGACCGCCTGCTTGTATATGCGTTTGCGCAACCTGGCCGCCTGTCTGCATGCTTGTTTGTGCGCGGAGCCCACCTAACCCAATATTTGAAGAAGTACTCGTTCCACTGTTTGTGATTACCGCGCCCATCTCCTGCGCTTTCATTAGATTGTAGTCACCGGTTTGCTTTAATGCAGTGCCAGCACTTCCGATATTTGCTTTGAATGTGTTTGTAGCAGTATCAAAAGAAATTACCACAGCCTGCCCGGCATCAGTCGTAAATTTCTTAGCAACTTCCGCCCCAAGCTTCAATGATGTCGCTGCATACTGCGCTGCGCCGGTAACACTTTCACCAGCGGAGTATGTCTTCTGTCTGAACGCTTCGATGAGTTTATTGACGTCTATCGCGGCTGTTTGTGAAGATTTGTTCGCTTCTGTTGTCTGTTTGGCGGCTTCTTCAGATTTTTCTGCAGCTTCTTCAGATTTTTCTGCAGCTTTCTCTACATCGCTTGAAACATCCTCAACTTTTTCAGACGCTTCCAATGCGGCATTCGCGGCGGCTTTTTGCTTCTCGTATTCCTGCACACCAAGCTGGTATGCGCCAAGCGCGCGCGCTTTCTCTAATTCTCGTTCGCTTGATAACAGCGATATTGGCACGGTCTTATAAATTGTCGTCAGTACTTTTTGCAAATCGCGGGTGTCTTCTTTTCTTAAAACATAAGAAGTGTATTCCTCACTTTTCAACGGCTCCGTTGCATAATACAAACTCTCCGCAATTTCTGCTTCTGTTTTCCCCTCAGAAGCCATCGCTTTTATAACATCTGCAGTACTTTTATACACTTTCCCCTTATATAAAAACTCAATAGTATAATATCCGGTTCTCGCGACCGTTCCTGCAGCTGCTGTAAGCTCGCCGTATGTGTGGGTTTCCGGCTGTCGGAGACTTGTGAAAGCAGCAGCGGGTGTGCTGGTGCTGGTCCACGTGGACGGGGTGTATGTGCTGCGGGTGTATGTGCTGCCACTTGCTCCACTTTCTGTGGTACTTGGCATGCCTGCTCCGCTGGGGCGCTGAACTGTGGGAACTTCCACCTTCCACTCACGCAACTTTCTTGCGAAGTCGCTTCCAACAACAGGCAGCCCCTCAACGGCGCCAGAAACTGCATCAATTATTGCATTCCGTAGCATCGCTCCAAGCGGCGACAGTTCTGAAAGTATTCCAGACAGTAAATTTTTTCCAGCAGTGGCTGCGGCATCGAGCCACTCGCGCGCTTCTCCGATTATGGCGCGCACGATGCTGCCCCCATATTCAGCCTTCTTGCTTTCGATTCCATAAACGATTTGCCGCATAAGGTCCGCGGCCCACTTCACCGCGTCCCACGCAGCCAACGCGGCGTCGCGCAGCGCGCGTCCTATCGCCTGGCCGGTCGCGTACGCTCCACCAGGGTCGTCTGCCCATCTCTTCAAACTATTTTGTAATGTTTCGTGGAGCGTCGCAAGTTTCTCAAATCCTTCACGAAGTTTTTGCCCCAGCGAACCGCCGACTGAATTCCAGTTAACAGACTCTATAAAGTTTTTAATACGGTCTCCAAGGTCTTTCAGAGTATCCATTCCCTGCCGAATGCGTGTGGCGGCTTTGTTTCCCACGTCAGACCAGTTCACGCTGTCGACGTATGTTTTTATTTTATTACCAATATCTCGCAACGCATCAAATCCCGCGCGCACTTTCTCAGCTGCAGCGCCTCCGATACCAGCCCAGTCGACGTTAGATATAGAATTCTTCAGTCTGTCGCCGACGTCCTTCAAAACTTCAAACGCCGTCTTCAGTTTGTCGGCGGCCGTGCGGCCCAGCCCACCCCAATCAGCGTTTTTCAGTGCATCGTATATCGAAGACGCCGCACTCTTTATACCATCCCATGCTTCTAATGCAAGTCCTTTTATATTATCCCAGATCGTTTTATAATCAAGATTCTTGATATAATCCCAAACTGCTGCAGCGCTCGATTTTATTGATTCCCAAGTCGTACTTGCAATATTTTTTAGAGATGTAAACGCACCAGCCCAATCTCCACTTACTAATGCCTTTAAGAACTCTCGGACTCCTGGGATCAGTTTATCGTTCATGAATCTGAGGAAATCTTGGGCTGGTCCTTGAACGCTCTTGCCAATCTCAATGCCTACATCATAAATATTATTTTTAAGACGTCTCCACTGTCCGCTGATAGTGTTCGCCATTACGTCTGCTTCTCGCATAAGTCCTTTCGAATCTGTATTGATTTGTTTCAGAGCAAAATCATAAGTTTCAGCGGACGCTCCAAGCTTCATCATTGCTTGATAACCATACGCACCAAAAATCTGCGAGACAATGGCTGCAGCTTCTGTTTCTCCCTGAATATCTTTTAACTTTGTACCAATCCAGACTAACGATCCATAAAGATCTTCATTCAATCTTCTTCTGATTTCATCGGCAGATACGCCCATTACTTGTGCTAGTTTTTCGACGTTCTTTTGATTTATCTTCAGAGCTTCACGAGCTTGCTCCATCGATACATTATGCTCTTTTGCATACTTTTTGACAGCGGACTCACTGACTTCATAAGATTGTAGTAACTGAAGTATACCAGACCTTAATTGAGTAGCGGCTTCAGCTCCGGTTATTCCTAAAGAATTTAAAACTGCTCCAAACGCCGCGGTTTTGGACGCACTTTCTCCAAACATCGCAGCAGTGCCGCCGAACGCATTGACGAACTCCAGGATCTGTGGAGCAGTTGCGTTCATCGAGTTTTCAAGAGCGTTCACCTGACTGCCAAACAACGCCAGCTCATTTGTTGGTAATTTATAGACGTTTGCGATCGATGCGACCATTGGAGCGACAGCGTCCGCAGTCATATCAAACGCGACAGCCATGTCCGAGATCGTCTTCGTAAAGTCCATGATCTCAGCACGCGCTCCAGCTATGTCTCCAGCCGCCATCTTCTGTGCGCCGACACCAAGCGAACCCGCTGTCGCTGCGATTTTTTCCAGCTCGGTGACGGTGACGGGACCCTGTCGGGCTAAATCTCTTAAGGATTCTCCCAGTGCTTCGAGATCCTTTCCCGTCATGCCAGTGGTTTTTGATACACTTGCGAGACCCTTTTCAAAATCTGCAAACGCTTTGACACCGCCAAGTGTAGCGGTGCCCGCTGCAGCTATCCCCGCGACCATCCCCTTTCCGAGCGTAGAAAGCACTGCGCCTAACTTCGATCCTGTACTCTCGACATTACTGGCAAAAGATTTGAATCTGGATTCCGCGGAATTTAGACCACTGAGAAATTCCGCCGCGTCTAATGACAGCTTGGCATATGCAGCCGCGACCTGCTCGCCTGGTATTTTAATCACCCTCTTTATTTGATTTTGTTCGCATTGCTGCCCGATCCTTCAGGTACGCCTTTTGTCCTTCGGAAATTTTCTTAACAGTGCTTGACTTCGGTAAAAATTTATCAAGCTTCGGATAGTCTTTCGGAGAATTCACACCCAGCGACACCAACATACCTAACGCATGCAACCTTACATAAGAATTTTCAATATTTGTCTGATGTGTTTTAATCTTCAGATTGATCTCATGAGGTGTGAGCTCAAAAAATTCAGAAGGAGATAAATTAAGCTGACCAATACTGATTTCATACGCTACTGTCCAGTCCCACGGTTGCCCGTCTTCGTCCTGGACTCCTTCATCTTTTTTGGGTCGATTCCATACGAGATCAGAATAGCCTCACTGAGCGCTTCAGTCAACTTCGTAAGCTTTTCGCCGCTGTCGAGCTCGCCCGCGGAGATATAAGCGTCCCTGAGCGCACATGCCTCCTCAAACGTCATCTCCGGATGTTCCCACGTTAATCCCTTCCATAACAAATACGACTGTACAAACGTGGATCCGATATGCGTCAGGAGATCAAAGACCGTTACCTTGAGATCTTTATTACCGAATAAAAATTCTCCTGCGTTCTTTTCAATGTCGATCTGTACTTTGGTCGGGAATCGTATTCTGTACTGAAGCTCTCCGATCATTATCGGTACGAACATTTTATCACCGTAATAAAATTCACACTAATCGCATATAAAGCTTACCACTACCCACGATCGATATCGGTTGCTGGATTACATCACCTGGTGACATATTGATATCGGCGCCTTCGAGATATCCATACCCCTCGAGCTTGAAGTCGTTTGATTCGTCTAAGTAAAATACGACAACTACCTTCTGACAGCGTAATGCTTTCAAGTTGTCTAACTGTGGAAAGTCTCCCAGCTCGTCCATCGCCACGAAGGTGTCTATCGTCGCGCTCCAGTCATCGAGCACCGGATACTTTACACGGGCGTTGTTTGTGAACACCGTAACATCAGATGTATCGTTCTTCCACGAGACCTTGATCGCCTTAGCGTATATGATATCCGTCAGCGTGCTGAAATATTTCCCAGACGAACACCTCACATAATAATCCGCGTTCAGCGGAGATTTCAATACCAGTCGGCCTCCAGGATACTGGATCTCTTCGATGTCTGATGACGGTATGGTAGTCCAGTCCGTACCGTTTAACGATTTTTGAAATGTTGGGACGACTGAATCGTCCAGATACCTCTTCAGGCTGTTTGTGATCCTGTACACCGTGTAGTTCGTTACGCCCGGGAACTCGTCATTAACTACGCTCATCTGCTCATTTGTCATCGATGTTGATGTGAGTTCTGTGTACTTTATGACAACATCCACACCAGTGATAGGCGTGACCATTTATATCACTCCAAAAAATAAAATGAGCTCAGTGAGCTCATATGTACGTTAGCGATCCAGCGGGGACTACGCTCACAGACGCCTTGATCACATCATCAGCGCTCGCAGATATATCAATCGACTCGACATACCCATCGCCACTGTAGTAGTGTGTACCGGATGCATCAAGTGTCAACTTAAACGTTGACTTTGTCTGATTTGCTTTCGCATTGAACAGCGCGAGCTGCCCGCTATCAGTCCGGTCGACTGCCACGAGATCAAACGACAGCGACCAGTCCTGGATCGTGGGGAACTTTATGCGCGCTGTATCACCGAGCGTGGTTATGTCCACCGTGTTATCCTTGTCTGTTAGCTTCACATTTGTTACGCCCTTTATCTCGGTCGAACCGATATAAAGAGCTCCCTTAAATGCTGCGGTTGGTGTTACCATTTTATTCACCTCTTAATTTTATTAACATTACCTTCCATAAATCAATACGAATTCGGACGCAAAACAGTGCATACCGTTATCAGTCGTCCAATAATTCGTATCGCCTAACCAGTGGCAGACTTCCACGCCCTTTATGGACGTGTTACCATCTAACACATTTATGATGTTCTCCATGGATATTTCAGCGGTGCGTTTGTCTTTGTGTAAGACCTGGATCTGCATCGTCGTGTACTGCACGCTGCCATCGAGCCCCTTGATCTGTCTTCCTCCTCCCTTTATGATGAGGATCTGTTTGTCTGAAGTTGGATCAGGAGTATATGTGCGTATGGTGTATCGTTGAGAAAAACTGCTCAGCACTTCCGCCACATTTTCCATGAGTAACATACTTATCCACCGACTTTGTTTTTAATATAACTAGGTAATTTATTCAGGTGTATGAGCACGCTATCCCGAATGAAACCTGCTTTGCCCACTTTGTGCTGCAGAGATCTATCAAGTTCCTGACGTTTGATGTACTTCTTTGCGGCTCCTCCACCGCCGCAGTATATACACTTCTCCGCGTCAGATCGCTCCACGGTTAGCGAATTCCGCATCGTGCCTTTGTCAACTGGGCAATCGGATTTCGCCTGCGAAAGCCACAGAACACGTGCCCACTCCTCCATACCGTCAAGGGCCTTGCGCTGTGTGGCCTCGCCCCACTGCCTTTTCCATTCGACTTTAACTTTCGTCATACTTTCATCAGGATTTCAGTACATCTGCATCGTGGATGTTTTGGTGGGCCGCGCGATCCATCCGGGAACGCCCCATTTGGTAAATCAGCCTGCGTTTTGCTCATGTTCATACAGTACGGGCATAACCTTTCATCAGGTGTCACCAGCCATTGCCGTTTATATTTCGCAGGATCTATGACTCCGCGAATGACGGCGTCCTCGTTTGCCTTCCTGAGACCTTCATTTGCAGCGGTATGTCCTTCAGTCAGCGCGATCGTCTCTGCTCTCCACATTAGCAACTTGTTTTTGCGCTTGTTTATCAACTCAGAGACGTCTTCGACGTCGATCCCCTTATCCATCAATTTCTGTTTGTAGCGCTCCAGCGCGTTCATGTGCTGTGGCAGCAGTCCGATGTAATTTCTGATCAGCATCGCTTGTTCGCGCATCGTCAGACCTTTCAAGATGCCCTGCGTGGTGACTTCGCGGATCAGCGACATCGTCTGCGATGTGATGTACTGAACACGCGTGCCTGCGTAGAGTTCCAACCAGCGCAGCGCTTCCGGACTTATGAGATCGTATGCGAACTCTACCGTTGCGATCTTTTTCAACCGTTTGTTCTGATAGAGATATGCGTCTTTGAACGATCTTTCTATGAAAATCGATGGATCAAAGTGCTGTCTGATGAACGGAGGAGAATCATCTATGTTTGCATTTTTGACCCAGATGATAAACGATTTCTTGATTGCTTTCGCCCATCTATCACCGATTTCGGTTACCATCAGACCACCTGCGGAGCATCATAGTTGACTCCCGCGAAGAATTCTGTGTGTTCGATTGTATCAGTGCCCAACCGGAAACGATAGCGCGGATCTGTCAGGATCACATACGTATCATACTGCCCCGCGATCCTGAACGTCTGTCCTTTTTGACAAGGAACTTCTCCATCTAACACACACTTGATCAGCTGCCTGAACTCCTGACCACGGCTGAAGATATCGATCGCGGTCTGATTCGATGTTATCATTGCATAACGTCCATAATATAATTCGTGCTCCATCCAATACAAGGGTAGACCGTTCACATCGACCGCGCTTATCACCAGATACGGAATCGATGTTAGTTTATCAAAATCGTTGATGGTGATCGAAGTGAGCTCAGTGAACCCATTGACGGATGTTACTGCGCACGCCCCCTCGATTAAGACGTCTTCCTCAATTTCCTGAGTACCATTCAGCCCGCTTATCTTCATGGTGAACTCTTCATCAGTTTCACTGGACACGATTTTAATGTACGACGGTTTTATTAACTGATGAGATATCTTTATAGAACGATCCGCGTATCCATCAAAGACCTTGTTGTCACGTTCGGTGAACTCGAAAATGTGATACGCTCCGCCGATCATTTTATCACTCGGATAGTATTATTTCCTCGTCTTTCATCTGTGTTATTCTAAAGTTGTTCGGATAATTTTCGTAATCAACATGTCGTTCTAATTTAAGATCGCTATCAACGATGCCATTCGACTTCATAACAGCATTGAGTATGACTTCGTTATACGATGCTAAATATCCAGACCCAGATTTGGTTACGGAATCATCACCGGATTTTATGTTCGATGCGTGCCAGTCCTTAAATTTACGTTCATGGTAATATGCGATCAGGTACGCAAGCGCCATCAATCTCTCGTCATCGCTCAGTAAAATTCCGTGTAGAGTTTCATCTCGGTTGAGCTTTTCAGACGCAACCCTGTACAGCAATTGAAAATTTGACTGCGTTTTAGACTGTGAGCTGTATAGAATGTTCGCGGTCGTGTTCAGATCTCTGTTGTATTCCTCTCTGGTCTGACACGAGAAATTTGTATAAGCGTTGACCGCGATTATCACGTCCTCTTCGTTGATCATTCTATCACCGGTCTTTTATACATGGACGGTTTTGTAATGTTGTTTTCAGCTCCGCAAGCGCGATCTTTATGCATCGTGCCTGTTCGTCGTGTGCTTTCAGCATATCCATCGTGTCGCATTTGTAGTCTTTGATCGTCTGCACGATGATCTCCATCTTGTTCAAAATGTCCTGATTGTGCTTCGCATTTTGATCCAGAAGAGATCTGATCATATACCAGAATCCTGATACTAATGTGACTACTAGAAAGACAATGAGCATGGCGTTGAAATCGCCCATCGCTGATTTCGCTAGCTCTTCTTCGAGCGGCATAAGCTCACCAGTCTAGCCAATTTTTGAATGTCAAAATTCTTTTCTGAAGTTCTTTAGCATGTGCTACTATTCTGTTAAGTTCGTCCTGTGTTATCTGGTCATCTGCTTGAGCCTCGCTGATCATAATCAGTAGCACGGAGAGTTCTTTAAGTATACCAGCGATCTCTCCTATAGCAATGACGAACTTCTTGCGAGCCTGAAGGACGTACACACTGCCTAAAGACATTACAAGCGCGATCAGAGATGTGAAAAGAGTTGCGTACTCCATATTTGTTCACTTCCTTTAGAACTTTCCAACCTTAAGCGGCTCTGGTGACTTTCTCATCTTCTTTAACATGCACTCAGGATCTATCCCGTACTTCGTCATGTAATCGCGCTTGGTAAGTCCCTCGTCTCCTGAGCCAGACTTATATAACTTAAGTCCGTTGTAGTCTATGACACCTGAAGGCATCTTGAGGACCTCTGGATCGAGGAACGGTACACACGGTAGCCAATCATCATTCTCAATTATCTCCTGAACTTTATGTGCGAAAGCATCACCGTTTATGTCAACCTTGAGCACTCTGCAACAATTCTTACAGGAGATAAGTACGTTATCGTCTTTGGCAAACCGCCTTGCAATCCTTAGCTCAAGCTCATCTATCTCAAATTCACTCTCACATACCGGACAAAATATTTTAATCAATGCAATCGACCTCCGCCCATCAACACTCTGTCCATCAGAAGTTTCTTAATCTCTGGAGTAAGTTCTACCAAATATGTTTTGTTATACTCCAGGATAAGACCGCTTGACAGCTTGAGAAACTGGCCGTCTGATATGCCTTTCTCTTTTTGATCCTTGATCATCTGTCTCAATTTTCTGGAGAAGCGAGGCAGTGTGACATAAACCTTCGCACCTACTGGCTCCTTTGTGACATCCTTAGTGGGATCTACAGGATCGCCTGCTTCAAGGAACGGATCGTCTGTCATCAAACTGTCAAGATCCTTAGGCTTTTTCTTCTTCCTCGGTGCCATATATTCTCACGTAAAAATTATTTTATGATCAATCATCACGTTCATGACCATGAACCATACGCGGACATTATCCAGTACTGTGTACCATCACTGAACAGAGTGATACCAGCACGTGCAGTATTCGACATTATGATCGTCGAACCGTCTATATTCCCTCCACCGGTCACGTTGATCTTCATATAATTCGATCCACTTGACGCAACGGACTTCAAACAGCAATCACCACACTACCCACAGATCCTGCATATGTCTTCGCAGTCAGGTTCCCGTTCAGGTAAACAGACTCTTCACCCAAAAATATATTAAATAAGATCACACATTGGTGATCTTGAATATGTTGTATGAGTTGGTCGCGTGGTACTTCGGAACCACTAGATAGCCGACACACTGCCTAAGCGTGGTTCTCCAGCCGACATCATGTATTCGTGTGGTCTCAGTGAGCGGGATGTCAGTGGGCTGGTAGATCGCTCCGCGCATGGTGTTGTCGCCCTCGACGAAGACGATCGCGTTGGTGCCGAGCGCATCCGAGGACGTCTTGTTGTGTATGTCAATGTAAGCGTTACCGTCTGCATCCTTGTACGGAGTGAACGCATAGAAGTTGATCTTCCAGATCTTCATCAGGTACTCCTTCAAGGACTGCTGGACGTTGTTGATCAGATCGAGCTGATCAATGCCGCGCATCCTAGAAGATGGGTACAGCACACCGAACGTGTAATTCGCTGGATCGATACCGGTCGCACTGACTATGCTCTCAATGGCGTTGACGATATCGCTCTCGACATTAGCGCCTGCGGTGTTCCACGCGGCTGACGCAGGATCGCTATCGCCTGCCTTTGCGACAAGCTCGCTGACAGCGCGGTACGTCCTGACTGCGCCGAAGTAGTTCAGCGCCATCCGCGTGCCGTCCATCGCCAGCGTGTCGATGGCTGCGCGTGTCTTCGCTGCATCCGTGATCAGGTAATCGAACTTGTCCCACTTCAAATCTTTAGACACTCTGGTGATGGACCATCTCGATGCGTCCACAGCCGTGTCGAGATCCACGTCTATCCGCCCAGGCACGCCGTGCGTGACGAAGAACTCGATCTTCTCGGTGTCGACGGGCTTCAGTGGGAATGCCTTTCCGAGCAGATCGTAGTTCTGAGCATCAGTGTTGATGAGCTCCATTGACCGCTTGGCCCATCCCTTTATATACTGTCCCAGCATATCTGGATTCATATATCCACTTGTAACTGGCATTTTATATCACCTCAATAATTTTAAGTAGCAGTTGCCTCTCCTATCGGCACATCCAGATAGACCGGAATCATGTCGCCTGCAGCCGGCTGCGCTCCGCCCGGACCAACATAATGTCCGATTGGACGAGAACCTGCAGCAGTCGCTGTGACCATTCCGTCAGTGTCGAGATAGACCATCGCACCGAACTGATATGTCTGGGACCCAACAGTCTTAACATTCACGATCAGTCCGCTACCGAGCAGAGCGAACCCATGATTATCTCCAGCAGACTTTGCGACAAGCTCTCCAGTCTGCGGATCAAGCGAACTTGAGAGAGCGACTGCAAAAGCGATATCATTCGTCGCGGTTGTCTTCGTCATCTGACCAGATCCGTTATCCTTGTAAACATATCCCTCCACGATTGCCTCTGCTGCGCATGGTAGGGATACTCCGTAAGAAGTCTGCTTGATTATTGCCATTTATATCACCTCATATGATCTTTCTGAGCTCATCTATTGATGGAGGCTCAAGCTCGCTGTTCTTCTCAACCTTTACGTACTCCTGACCGGTCACCTTCGGAACGATCATGAGCTCTGCGATCCTGGACGCATTCAGGATCAGTTCCTCAGGTCTCTCAAGGAATATAGGCAGTAGCTCCTTCTCAGCGATCTCTCTGTTCTGCTCAGGGAACTGTGCAAGGAACTTTGCCTTCTTGGCCTCGATGATCGCCTGCCGCTCCTTCTCCTGATACTCCTTGAGCTGTGCATTCAACTGTAGCACCTGAGCCTGCAGCGTCGCGATCTCCTGGTCCTTGGACTTCAGAAGCTCGTCGACGTTGAGCTGCACTGTTGGTTCTGCCTTCTTCTCCTCAACATTTATCTCATCTGACATTTTTGATCCTCCTTTGATACTTTTAAGAAATTCCTCGTAAGGAATTCCATTGATTGTTATCTTTACGCTCGGAGATCTTATCTCTTCATTGACACTATCCGTAATTGTATCAACGTTTATCCCGCATCTGGGTGGTTTACACGCAGGATTTTTCACAATTGCGAGATTGTTTGGCACGTAATTTATCTCTATTGATCTATATTTCACACCGGCAACCTCTCCAGACTTTTCAATGAAATCACAGAAGTACGCGCCCGACACCCCAAACACCTTGCGATTTCTCAGATCGTTTATCAACCAGTCTGGAGTATCATTTTTATAAAAGTGTGCCTCTGCAACGATCGACTGTCTGGATTCGTCCCATGTTGGATTACGTAGCTGACCTACACGAACCGTGTTCGCAGTCGTTATGCCAGTATCTGGGTGATCTCCGATACTGTTTTCATTCTCTATAACGATCGGCACACCTTCCCACCACTTTGTGGACTTTTGAAGCTCTTCTGCAGTCTTTAAGTGTCCGTTGTAAACGCCTGCAGACATTACCGAACACTTGACTATAATTTCATCAGACGTCTCGATGAACTCTCCGCTGTTCAAACAAATCGATGTGGAGTCCTCGCGCGCTGCACCGCAGTACCTCACCCTCAGGTTTCTCGCTTTGCGTGCCACCTCTGGATCGTTTCCCGTGCCTTTTGCGCGTTGCTCTGCAGCGAGCAGTCCAGCGCAGTTCGGTTCCTCATCAGGAGACGATCTGTACGGATAGCTCCACGATCCTTTTAGCTGCGGGTCGCCCTCAGGTCCCTTCAGATAACACGCTTTGAGATAACTCACATCATAAGTACCATCCGGCTTGAGAGCCCCCTGCCAGATTTTCTTCTCAACTTCGTTGCCAATCCAAACCATATTACCACCCATTAAACATTATTAACTTCTTTTGGTTTTGGTGGCCATCCCGCGATCTCTCTTATTTCGTCTTCAGTCCATGCGCCTATCTTCGCCGCGATCTCCGCGTTGCGGTACATCATCTCATCGGAGGTCTCCTCGAACGGCCTCCACTCAATCTCCACAGACCAGCCGTCCAGTCCGTTCAGATCAAAGATTTTCTTCCAGAACTCAATGAACGGCGCTGCGATATCCTCCTGCTCGGATTTCGCCATCAGAATCAACAATGTGAGTCCAGGTTTAGCGGTCTGGGATATAGCCTGACCGGTCTGCTCGGTGAAATCCCTCGCGATTATCGAGTATAAAATTCGTCTCTCATAATGATCGATCACTTTCATCGGATCAATGGGCATCTTGTAGTCAAGTGGTTTGGGCTGGATGCATGATGGCGCCACCATCACCGTATCCTTACCATGATTTTTAGCAAGTTTCTTGGCTTCCTTAAACGCTTTAGAAACAGTCCACGCTTCTGGATTCATTGGCGGAGGGCTATCCCGATACTCCTCTATACTGATCCACAGGTTAGGAGCGCCCGCTCTGTTCACGGCCTGCACGAGCGATTTTTCCGCGAACATCAATCTCTTCACGAGCGGAACGATGCACGCTATAGCAGATCGACCGTCTGGAGAATCCGCCACCTCATCTCTAATATGTATCACATTCTCATTATTTATACGGACGATTTTATCATTGTGTATTTTCTGCCAGTATTCAATACGATCCTCTTCGGTGTCATAAATTATGCCTTTCAGAATGTCGCCTGGGATATATCTGTACATATCAATCCGCGAAAGCGGCACAGTGTTAAACGAATATGCAGGAAGCCTCTTAAACGCCACAGGCGCCTTCCATCCTCCCATGCTCCCGATCACGTATTCAAAGATCGCAGATCCATACACCTTTCGATCATACCAGGCCTGATTCAACCTGACCAGCGTCTTAACAATTCTATCAAGTTTATTAAACGTCGCCTGGACTTCTTTGAGTCTATCCTCTGATACGTCTTCATCAACCGGCGGGATGACGTTTATCCTAGCGCCCTGAAAGATGAACTTCCTGTACTTTTCTAAAGTATTCGCGATGATCGGAACGTCTCTCGCTACGTTTCGCACGTCCTGCCACGTTATTTCCGGATTAGAATAATAAGGAACTTCCGGTACGGGATATTCCGATCCGGTGATAAGTTTTTCGTTCAGGATCAGATCCTCTATCCGGCTAGATTCATAGAAAAATTTACCATCATGATACAGTAAATCATCCGTGATGTATCCGGTCATTTAAATTACCTCATCGATTTCATAATCACCACAGGAATACACACCGAAGTCGGTAACCTCGTTTTGCTTCGCATACCGTTGTGACAGGAAGACGATCGCTTTAGATGCAGCATCGACCGCGTCATCATGCACTCCTGGGGATGGAAATGCCACACATTCGTCCACAAAATCCTTAGTCCATGATGAGTTTACCACGTGGACGTTCCCGTTGTAGCACGCTGCAGAGAATATTTTTGCGAAATGCAACTTTGGATCGCTTATCTTTACTGGGTAGAATATATACCCAGTCAGAATTCTCCTCGACAGATCGTTCATGATGATTTTGCCCGCCGCACCTGGCTCCTGTTCGATTGCGATGATGCATTCGTGCCCGTCCCGCTTTGCGGTCTCGTGTATCAACCGTTCAATCTCACCAGGCGGCTTCCTCACCTTGATTACGTCCTCAATATAAAACACGCCGTCACAGAGACGAACTCTGACACCGGCGGTATAGTCCGGATCATTATTCTTTCTGAATTCGGTCGCAGCAAGATCCCAGAACCGTACCACTGTCCCGCTTCGCGGAACCTCGTTCAGCTCGATGAACTTAAACCAATCCGATTTGAATAAATTCCCTTCGACTTTCACATTCCAAATTCCTTCACGGAGCTGTCGACGTGTGATTGGATCTAGTTGACTCAACGAATGCTCATAACTGTTCGCATCCAGGTACGGGTTGTCTTCCAGCCGCGAAGGGATAAACCGCCGCGAAGCGTTTTGATCCTTGAAAAACCTTCTGTAGACCCAGCTCTCTCCAGCTCCACCTGGATTTGTTGCAGCGCGCATCCGTAACGGCACGTTCGAACTCTTCAGTTTTCTCAACCTCGTGAACAAATATGTATAGTCTTCCTCGCGCTCGAATTGTGTGAGCTCATCGAACCCAACGTACTGAAATTCTGATGACTGATATCGATATTTCGCGGACGCATTATCAAGATATCCGAAGGTCAAAGTCGCACCGCTCGGAAACCGCCACCGGTGCAACTGCTCGTTCCACTTTGCATCCGTCGAATCCAGCCACGAATGTGATCGATCAATTAATGCACCAGGCAACGACAGATCCGTATATGTCTTCCTCAATATAAGCGCAGAGTAATCTTTTATGTGTACAAACATGAGCGCGGCCATGAACAACGCATCAGACTTGCCACCGCCCATTGCACCGCCAAACAACACCTCCGGACTGAGATCGACGAGAAATTCCGCCTGTTTTTTAGTTGGTTTATGAGGAATGTATTCATTATCAAGTACACATTCCTTTAATAATTTAGCCTTAATCAAATCACTCGTCATCGTCGTTGAAATACTCGTCCAGGATCTCGTTGATGTTTGTAGATTTATCTTTCAAATTGACATCAATTTCGACGTTGTCAGGCCGCAAACTCATGTATATTTTTATCGCTTCAAATAACATATTTTCGTACCGAATCAACCAGTAATGACTGCGCGACTTCGGCACCATATCGGGGAAGTTTATGTACGATTTGTCCAGTGGTATAACATAATCATTATTTTTATCATTGATTATATCGTGCAGCCTTTTAATTTCATTCTCCATTATCTGAAGGAGTGGATCGGTCTGCGAACGAATTCTGCTCGCAATCAAATGTTTAATTTCTTCATTAATCGCCGACGTCTCTATCTGTGTGTTCTCACGAAACTCCCTCAGATATCTATAAATACTCGGCAAAGATAACTCTACACCGAATTTATCTTTGATGGATTCTTTTAGATGAGCCGCGCTAATCGTGCAGTTGTCACGTATGAACTTTATCACATCGTCGTTGATTTTGCGCCTGCTCATCCCATCCCCGCTAAAGGATATCCATCATAATGCCAGATTGTATTATCCTCGAATAATATTAACATTGTCCATATTAATGGAACCCCTTCATCGCAGCATCGCTCATCTCTTTAAGAATTTTCACAGTCGTGTTAATAACATCACCATACCATTTCCGTCAACTTCATTATAAATCGAAATTTGCAGACCCCTGGTAGTCCCATTTCGGTAAAGAACCTCACGGTTTCCCAGGGAATTATCTGCAGATTAAATGATTTTTAGATGATATTTAAATGTTTCGATCGAAAAGCTTAAATAACTTGAGCACATATGATTTCATGTGGGATCGGGTCATTCAGTTCTCAACCACTCCCTTCTACACCTCCCGTACCCCGATCCTCGTAATTCTTTCAAGGTGCTTCGAATTCCATGTTCCGAAAATCACATCGTAGGTTGGAAGTTCATATCCTTCGTCAGACTGACTTGCTCATTCAACTTCATCAAATGATTCATACGGTTGATACTTCGCAAACATTCCACATTCTTCACAAACCTTGAACCCTCGTTCGTCATACCGGATTGTTCCACCACATTCATCGCACCGCAATGGAAGATACATTACACCAACCACCTTCTTCTTCCGTTTTATTTTAACTGGGATATCGACACGTTTCCCCACAGAAGACGAATATGAACTAACACTTTTTGAAATTTTCTGCACAGTTCGACGCAACCGTATGAAATTCATTTTGTCGACGAGGGATGGGAATCGAATAGTTCGAATAATTTCTCCTCCTCTCACCCTATATCTAAAACTTTGTTTCCACCTTCGCTGCATAGCGATTTCTCTAGATCTACATTTCTTACAAACCAATCTTTTTGGTTTTTTCTGATTCCCTCATAATACTGATTCGTCTCATCCAGCAGAACCCCACAAAATTTACATCTCCGTTCTGACATAATTATCAAGGAATTTGACATGTTCTTCGTATAAATATTTTTCTATTAATTAAAAGATCGAATGATTACGACCGCATTGTTTATATAGTTTGCAAATGAAAACAGATAATGCTCCAGTAGTGTAGCTGGTCAATCACCTCGGCCTTTCGAGCCGAAGACTCGGGTTCAAATCCCGACTGGGGCGTAAATTCATCATGAAGCCTTTTAACTCTGGGGAGCGGAGAGGGCGCAGCGGGAAGTCCCCGGCCTTCAGGCCGTGGGATGAGAGCGAAGCCCTCCCTGTTCTTACATGCCTACCAATAACTATTTAAGGTAATAATGGGATACTTATATTTCGGTAAAACCCAT